CACATCGGATCCATAAACATAAATTTATGAGGTTCACCACCTTCTTCCAAATGGGTTTGATAATGTGCTCCGTTGTGATATGAATATGTATCGTGTCCAAAGTGGTAAGGTAACCAGTTACCCCAAGCGTGTAACCACCAATATTCATCATAATGATAAAAATCAGCTCCCAACACTATTGAAGTTTCTCTTTGATATCCTATATCTTTTTTAACACCATCAATATAATTTTCTAACATTCCTGGAAAGTGATATAAGAAATACTCTCTATCTGTATAGGCGAATATTTTTCCATTCTCATCTCTCCATAACCAATCAACTCCGACAAATCTACCATCATCATTCCAAAAAGGTCCTCCACCTTCGATTTCTCTAAGTTCACCAGTTTCAGGATCTATTTCATATAATTGAATATCTTGGTCACCATTCAAATGATAATCTTCTGTAAACCAAGCGTTATCATCAATACCAAAAGCATCTTCAGCAAAATTCCACCATTGTCCTTTATACCAAGTAGTATCTAATATCATAGCATCAAATCCATATACAGGATGTTGTCTGTGTTTCACACCAATACTTAAATTTAATTTATCATCTACAATAGGTGGTGTCCATTTAAATCTTAACTCACCTTGACCATATTCAATATCTTCCAATCCTAACTCTGTCCAACCAATTTTAGCCATTAACCAATCACCAGTATATCTTACCCAATATTCTTGGTTAAGATATTCGTTACCCCATTGACGACCTTCCGACCTTTTAATCAAATACTCCCAACCTTGTACAGGTCCAAATGTAGCACTCTCGTTAGCATTTTGTTCAGAACCATCATACCAAGTTCCACCATTTCCAGCGTTCTTGACACCCCGTTTTGGTTCATAATTGAATCTACCAATTTTTCTCAATCCAAATGACTTTTGAAAATCTGGTTTTAATTCTCTATCAGTTCTACCTACTTCTAATTGTCCTGTACTAAGACCACCAATGATAGCAAATCTGTCATCTTGGTGTCTTGGTGCGTTTAAACTAAAACTAGCGTATGCTGTAGAATATTTAAAAAAGTTTAATATGAAATCTTGGCCAAACAAAGATGTTGACAAGAGTATCCCAATTAATAATTTTCTCATTTTTATCTCCAGTTAGCGTTGCTCTACAACTATAAATATCAGATTTGTCTATTTTCCATATTTAGATAAATCAAGATTTGGTAATGGTTTCTCGATTTTTAGGTCTTTCAACTTAGAATTTGCTACGACTAATTTAGAACCACCTACGACTCTACCATCTAATACATGATAAATAAAGAACACAGTTTTCCACATCCCTACTCTCACTATACGACCAGGTGCTCCATCTACTTCAACGACATCATCTTCGTTGTAATCATTACCTAAAAAAACCATTATGCCGTCTACGGCTTCTTTTATGGTATTTTGAAAAATGAGTGTGATTACACCCACAAGAAATAACCAACCATATTGTCCTATCAAACTCTCGACAAGACCTTGTGCTTGGTTGTCCACGAGTATTCTCCTATTTTAAGTTATATTATTACACTAATAAATATAATATATATAGCAGAATTACGAGTCAAATCGTACTAAAAATGAAAGTGGTAAATCTTTATCGTTTTTTATAGGTTTAGATAATTTTGCTATTGCCAATAACTCTCTTTCATCATTATAAAGACCTATATTAGTAACATATGTACCAAACTCAGAATGAGTTGTGAAATTTTGATATTCTTTTCCTGACACATATTTTGTTTTGTAAGACGAACCACTGGCTGGTGGCAATACTAAATCAAATGTACTCTGATAATTTGGTTTCCCTCCAGTAAAATCATTTATATATCCATCATAAATATATTTTGCACCTTCTGGTATAATAACACTACCACTTCTACCGACAACTACACTTGGATTTGTAGTACCTGTAAGTTGATATTCTTCTACATTACATAGATATTCATACTCATAAGAAGTTTTTGTTGCTTGAAATTCTATTTCAAATCCATCACTACCAGCATATTGTCCACTTGGTAATGTACCATCACCAAGACTACAAGATATATATGCAGAACCAGTATCAGTAATTGTTATAATTCCGTGTTCATAAAATACATTACCTATAACACTTCCAGATAATGGTGTTCCTGATGGTGTTCCTGCTGCAAAACTTGATGAATATTTATAATCATAAAGTTGTCCGTGTCCGTCATCTCTTAAATCTATTGTCTCAGACCAACTATCATCTAATATTCTAATTGAACCTGGTTTTATCTCCTCACCAAAATATTGTTGTGGAATTGTTATGACATTTACTTTACCCTCAAGTTTACGAGGATTTATATTACCCCAATCAGCCTCTTCTCTACCGTGTGGCCACTTTCTACTCCAGTTACCACCAGCATAAATAGGATATCTTGTATTGTTTGCCTTTGGATTATTAGGTTGGTCATATCGGTAATACAAATTTCTAATTTCATAATATAGTGGTACTTTGAAAAAAGTTCCATCACTATACCAGGTATTCCAATGTTTTCCTTGACTCTGTGATTGTTCATTGTATGCACCATAACTTTGGGAAGCTGATGCTCCTCTTGTAGAACCACTTGGTGGAATAAAGTTATGAAAACTTCCACTTATACCTTCTAAACCATACACTCCACTACCACTATCAGCGTTAGTAAAAGTGAATTTTTTATAGGTTTTAAAAGGTGTTATTGATTTATCATCGGGAGATATATCCTTATACATTGGAATCTCCTCTAATAATCAAGTCTAACTTTGATAAGTGCTTCCGTATTTGGATCTTTCTTAAATGGAATTGACATTTTTGCAACTGCCAATAATTCATTTTTATCGTTGTACAAACCTACGGTTGATATATAAGCTAGTGGTTCACGAACAAAATCATTATTTACTAATTCTGCATTTGAACCAGTAAAATAAGACGGATTTTGACTATGATTAAACTGATTATTAGGAATTCTACAAAAATAAAATGAACTTCTTTTTGCTTCTTCTCTTCTAGCAGAAAAATAAGAACCTGCCTTTATTGAATTGTGTATTTTTTTGTGATTATAATCATTAGTACTCGTACTCGTTCCAAGTGGTTCAACAACACCTCGTACTCCAATGTTATGTCCAGATCCAGATGCTACTGCACTTGGATTTAAAACAATCATACCCATTTCTGGATAAAATAAACCATATGAACCAGATGTGGTTGATGCTGCTGCGGCTGCTGCAGTTTCGTATACACCATTATCTATCGAACCACTAACTACATTAAACTCTCGTTTAGATGCACCAATTGTTGGATCTGCTGTAGCTCCACTATCGTCAATTAATTTTACAGTATTACTTCCACTTGTTAAATGTAATTCCCAATTACCAGGATCCATTTTTTCTCTATAACGAGCTCTGTTACAAACAATGGCAAAAACATCATCGCTATAGTAATTAGTTCCTGAATCTCCATGAAAATTAAATCTATTAACTTGTGCTGGTAATAAAACTTGTCTTAATTGTGAATAGATAGCCTTAGTTGGATTTGTAGCCCCTGTAGCCGTTGAACCTTCTGAACCAGAACCATTAACATGACCATAAGTTACAGCAAACTGCACATCTTTTGTTTGGTCATCATCCTTACGGACATCATAGTAGTATTTACCACTATTAGATTCTTGTGTAGATCCAGTATAAAATGTAGTTAAGGTACTTGTATCATCAGACCACATGCGTTCGGCTATGGTACTAACTACATTTTCTAACTTGTCCTCGTCTGCAAAAACTTTAAACGACATTTAGGTTCTCCTTTTCCTAAAAGTCTAATCGAACTTTAATTACAGCTTCTCTATCTTTAGACTTTAATAATGGTTGACTTAGTTTAGCCACAGCCAATAATTCATTCTTATTATTATAAAGTCCAACCGTAGTTATATACGATTTTGGATCTTGAACAAAAGTAGAATTTTTCAATTCTGCGTTTGATCCCGTATAATAGGTTGGATTCTGACTATAATTGTACTGGTCAGATTTTACTCTACAAAAATAATGAGATGATTTAATCTGTTCTTCTCTACGAGCTTGGAACTTACCACCACCCACTATAGCATTTACTAATTCATACGAAGTATTATCATTAGTTGCACTTGAACGAGTTAAATTAATACCACTGGTAGTTCCTGTTACACCACTTGCTGCAGATGCAGAAACTTGTTGTGCATTTAACACAATAACACCAAGTTCTGGATATACATACCCAAATGAACCATTGGTTGCTGATTGTGCTACAGCTGTAGTTTTGATATCAGAAGTACCATTTTGGATTGATCCAGAAACAACATTGAATACTCTCTGTGATGACTTTACTGATGAATCAGAAGTTGCACCACTATCATCAATTAGCTTTATCAGGTTTCCATGACTACCACTAATCCAAAGTTCCCAGTTACCTGGATCTAACTTTTCTCTGTATCGTGCTCTGTTTATGTTAATTACGAAAACATCTTTTGCATTATAAGTTGTTCCGTCACCATTTGCGTTAAAATTAAATCGAGTTTCACTCGATGCGTTTTTTATACAAATATTTCTGAATTGTCGATAAACTGCCTTTGATGGATTATTTCCAGCATTAGTAGTTTTAGAACCACTACCTTCTATATGTCCATAGGCTACTGAGAACTGAACTGCTCTTGTACTATCACTTCCTACTTTATTATATATATCATAATAATAGTCACCACTACTTCCACTCTGAGTAGAACCAGTATAAAAGGAACTTAAAGTTGCCTCTCCATCTGACCATACAGGTGATGAGATAGTACTTAGTACATTAGTTCGTTTATCTTCTTCAGTTATATCTGTGAAGAAATTGCTTGCCATTGTTTTATCTCCTTGTTACATATAAATATGTTATTATTCATTTACTTTACTTTTTTGAAACCATTTTATCAGTTTTACCTGATTTGTCATTTTTATCAAGTTTTCCAGATTTATCTGATTTACTTGATTTAATATTTTTATCAGATTTTTTACTAACATCACCTATTGGACTTTTATAGTTATAAGGTCCAGCATCTGGTGTTTTTGATGGTTTATTAAATTTTGTAGGTTTACCATTTCTTACAATAATATCAACATATTGTACTGCACCACTTGACATACCTGTTATTTTTAATGTAGTTGATCTTGTAGTTGATAAATCTTTTGCCTTTAATCTAACACCTTGTCCGTATATAGTTTTTTCTTTACCCACACCATCCTTTGGTATTTGTTTTACTAATTTCATCAACTATATCCTATTTTACCAAACTCAAGACGCCATCACCTTCTTTACCATCTGATTTCACATCCATACCTTCAATATCACTTATTAGATCCTTTGGTGAATCAAATTTTCCATCACCTTGTTTATCTGCTGCTGATGTTGCAGAAACGGTATCTGTTTTAACATCACTACCATAATTGTTAGTGGTTGTCAATGTCACAGTATAGTTTCCAGCAACTACATATTCATGACTTGGGTTTTGTTGAGTACTTGTATTTCCATCACCAAAATCCCACAAATATGTTAAATTATCACCTGTAGAAGTATTTGTAAATTCTACTGTTAGTGGTATATTTCCTGAAATTGCCATTATAAACTCCTTATAAATTCATACTAAAATTAGCAACTGGTGGTGTTCCCCCACCTGTTATAATACTCATAATAAAATCTGTAATAGGTGCATCTCCCTCTCCTATTGACATACTAAAATTTGATGTCGGTACAGTATATGGATTGGTCATCTCAACTATATTATCGTGTTCAAGAAAAAATTCATATTCTTCAGATTCCCCATGATTTTCTGTATTAGGAATAATCTCAATAATTTGATCAACTCCATCAAATTCTAATGCAGTTTGTACATTGGAAATTGATGAACCATATGGAATCGGTGGTGTTTCAACCATTATAAAAGAATTCATAATTTCTTTTTGATTCACAAATGATTCAATTACAGGCATATTCTCTAAAATTCTTCCTTGTAAATTTTCTGGTTGGGTTTCATCCCATAAACCATAATCTATTTCATCATCACCTAATGCAAATTGTGTAATTATATAATCACCGCTTGTATCCCCTGATAAAGCATTTGCTAAAATTTCTCTACCCCTTTTGGTAAAATGTGCAGTTACACTTTGTATAGTTTTATTTAAATATCCCATTAGAATTGATATCCCTTCTTAAATAAACTAAATGGTGACTTCCCTTTCTTTCCCTTCTTTTCTTTCTTTTCTGGTCTAACCTTCATTGAAAAATTTGAATATGGTGGATTATTATCTGCCACTTCAGGTTCAGTTGTGAACTCTATACCATCTTTAAACAAAAAATATGTCATAATCTCATTATCAGTAACAATCGGTTCTATTACTGGCATATTGTCAATGACTTGTCCGAGTGGTTTTGCAAAATTTGAACCACTTGGTGTTGTATCCCATAATCCATAATCAACTTCATCATCTGATAATGCAAATTTAGTAATTACATGCTCACCATTTTTATTTTCACCAAATACTGCTTTTCTTAAATAATCTCTCCCTTTATTAGTAAGTATTGCGTCAAGTGTTAGAGTAGTCTTATCTATGTATCCCATGACTATGTTGTCCTTTGGTCATCATACCCAACTTGTACCCTAAGAACATAAATTGCTCCTGACATCTGGCCAGTCACAACGATAGATGTTTCTCTGTTAGATGTCATTTGTCTTGCTCTAATAGTAACAACTCTACCCAATACTTTTTTACTTGTTCTACCCGTTTCCTCACCATAAACTGCTCCTGTTTCTGGTAAATCATTAAAGGTAGGTGCTGTTGTTGGGTTTATTGCCCCAACTCTAATATCAATTACATTATTATTTAATACCAAATAACTATAATCTTCATTAGTAAATGCACTATCTGCTCCAACAGTTGTTGGATTTAATGCTGCATCTGTTAAAACCCAACCATCATCATTTATTATAGATTTTAATTTATTATCACCAATAATTTGTGTTATATTTTCAATATAAGGCAAAGCCTTTGTTCCAATTGGAAGGTCAATTAACTTGTATTTCATCACCACTTCTGGATCAACACAAGGTTCTAACATAGGAGTGGACTCTAAGACGGCCCCATAATAATCCGTTCCTTTTGGATGTGCTGTATCCCATAAGGTATAATCTATCTCATCGTCAGCCAATGCGAATTTAGTTATATTAAAATTCCCACTACTTTTTGCAAGATATTCCCTACCTTTCTTGGTCAACACTGCATTTAAAATATACGCTGTATTGTTAATAAATCCCATGAGGACTCCCTTTATCTATTATGATGCAGATGTAGCGTCGTCAGCTGGTCTTGTACCTGTAGCTCTATGTGTAATAGTTACATCAAACTCTAAAACTGCTCCTGATGATTCACCAGAAATAATTAAAGAAGTTTTTGCTGGTGATGATGCAGATGAAATTTTCTTTGGATAAAGTGCCAATGCTCCATTTAAAGCTGGTGCAAATCTATTACCTCTGCGATGTCTGAAAACTCCACCACTATCAATTTTACATCCCTTTATTGTTTGTGAAAGGTGTTGTACAGATTTTACGAATGGGACCCATTTTTGTCTATCACTGGTTCTCATTCCACCACCACCCATAGCAATTACTGGATAATCTCTACCATCTACTGACCTATACAAAGGTGCCAATACTGCAACCGTAGTATCTAACACGGTTATAGTATATTCTTCACCCTTATATCCTTCTGCAAAGATAGATTCATCTCCACCATTGTAATCAACTGTAAGGTCTCCATTATTAACATGACCGACACCAAATTGTGTTCCAACACCAACATAGTATGATGTTTGTCCCATTTGAACTCGTGTTCCACCATCTCCTGAAACATCATCTTCATACCATTTTAAATTATTTAATGCAGTCTGTGTACCTGGATTTTCTATTAATTTCGCCATTGCACGAACACCATCTGTACGAGATACAAGTTTATACTTCATAATCTCGGAAGGATCGTTAAATGGTTCAAGTGCTGGTAAATTATCAATCACTGCACCATAATAATCTGTTCCTTTTGTGTGTGTCGTGTCCCATAAAGCGTAATCTATTTCGTCATCACCAAGTGCAAACTTAGTAACTTCAAAGTCTCCCCCACTTGACAAAATCTCACGACCTTTTTTTGTCAAAATGGCGTCCAAGACTCGGCTTGTATTGTTTAAATATCCCATTTGTTTTTCTCCTATGTAATAAATCGGATTATTTTTTTATAAGATTCAAATACTAAAACTTGTTATTCTTCACTTATAAATATAATCTTTTTTTGTTTTCTATCATTTCTTGTTATTGAACATCCAATGGTGTAGATGGTGAATCAGTAGTTACCAATCGTGTTGGTGATGTAATTGTCACCTCTACTACTGGAGATGAATCTTTATATCTACGACCTTCATCTGCAACTGTAGTATTATCATTATTTGTGCAACCAAGATAAAATAATCTATCAGTTCCTAATGCCTCATCCCATTTATTATCTAAATCAGTATGTACAAAACTTGAAGAATAATAAATCCCCAATGAAGCACTTACAGAAGATGAATAAAAATACTCAACTTCACGATTATATTCAGAAGTTACATTTGTATCAATTCTTGGCATTACCACCTCTTCAAAAATTGATTTTTGACTTCCAAGTTGGATTGTCGCATTATAATATTCACTTCCATACCATCCACTTTCATCTCTACTTCCAATATTGAATAGTGATGGTCTTTCTAAAATATGTTTCATCACAAATGAACCAGTTCCTGCGGCATTTGCTGCTAATGTATCACTTGGTGCCTTTATTGAACTAAAATCAGCCGACATTGATACCATAGAACCACTTTGTTGTATTGTATTATTTAATTGGTACGGATTATATAAATTAAATTTTGCGGCTATATCTTGATATACAGCAGATGCTGAAAAGTAAGAACCACTTTCTCTTGTATGAGAATTTACTCTAAATGGATCCGTATAACTCATCAAACTATCTAATGGTATATATTCAGATGATGCTGATATAAATGAACCAGTTTCTTGTGTATGATAATTAACTCTAAACGGATGACCATAATTTATATCAGAATCCAATGGTATATATTCAGATGATGCTGAAAGATAAGAACCACTTTCTTGAGTGTGAAAATTAACTCTAAATGGGTGGCTATAATTTAAATTACTTTCAAGTGGAACATACTCAGATGAAGCTGATATAGCAGAACCACTTTCTTGTGTACGGAAATTAACCCTAAATGGATGACTATAATTTAAATTACTTTCCAAAGGTGTATATTCTGCAGATTGTGAAATATAAGAACCACTCTTATCTGTTAATGAACTTGGGTTGAATGGATGACTATAATTTATCTCACTTTCTAAAGGTGTATATCTTGCACTTTCAGATACATAATATATATCTATTCCACTTTCCCAATGTCTTGGTTCAAAATCTGGTTTTTTACCAATAATAACTTTATCTCGTTCAAGAATTGTAGGTTCAATTATAATACCAACATTTGCATTTGCACGAGCTGGTAATAATGACTTTATTTGTTTATACAATGAATTATCATAATATTTTAACAATCTCAAATAATCCCAAAAGTTATTAGGTCCTGAATATTTTTGCCAATATAAATTTCTAGCCTCAACTAATCCCGTATATTGTTCGTTATATTGGTCACGAGGATCACCAATATATTGGTCAAAATCAAGATTAGGCATTGAACTTATAATATCCTCATCTATACCTTTAGATGGTGAAAAATATACACCAAGTTTATTACTATCTATAGGTGCCTTATCATAGGCTGGTACAGTTGCACTTTCCTTAAATCTCAATACTGGATTATCTTGTTGTGCTTTGTCCAATAATTCATCATTTTCAATTCTCAATTTATTAGATGCCTTTACACTTGGACCCAAATTTGGGGTTTTCATTTTTGCTTCATCTACTACTGATGAAAAATGAGTATCTCTACTATTTCTAAGTGCGGTTGTATATCCACTTGGACTTGCAGATGCTGTAAATGATTGATCCCCTGTAGCATCTTGAAACCATTGATTTGCAGATACACTTAAATCTTTATCATCATCAAATGAATATCGAGTAACTAAATCTAAATAAGAGGCCGATGGTGTATTTCCATCAAATGCTATTGGAGCGGCCACATGATTATCAAATGAACCAGTATTCAATGGTGTACTCCAATTTCTATACTCCATCATAGAACCACTAAACGATTCACCAAAATAAGTACCTTCAGGACCACCTAATGTAATTGTTGTACCACTTCCAGAATATGCTAAATTATAAGAAGCAGATACAACTGATTGTGAACCACTTATCATCAATGTATCACTTGACTCATATACAATTCTACTTCTACCTGCATCATATTGTTTTGTGTGTAAACTATAAATTACATCTGACCCAGAAAAATCACTTGTTAAATATTGTATTCCATCTGCCCTAGATCCTGATAATTCTCTCGTTAACATTACAGACCAAAATTCTCCATCAAAAACAGGTAATTCAGATGATGAAACCTCATTATATCCATGACTACCACTCAACTTAAATGATACTCTACCATATCTATCCGAAGAACCATTATCTAATAATGTAATTGCCCAATCATCACCTCGTCTTACCAATACTTGATCTGAACCACTTGCGGCTTTAAATCTAAACTCTACGGTATCAGGAACTCTGTTGGTTGCACTTCCTGATGTTACTGGAAACCAACTATTTGTTTGGACATATGTATTGTTTGTTGAACCATAAAAATCTAATGCCTTTGTAAATCTTCTAATCTTTTGATATGCCTGTGGTAATTCTGGTAATCTTGGTCCTCCATATTCCATCACTCTCAAAATACTTGATGGAATACCATAACAACTTATTAATCCTCTAACTGACCTTACAGTTCCTTTTGTTTTTAAGAAATAAGGCATATTGTTTACAATACGACTCCAAATTTCTCTTGATATATCTCTAGCTGACATATCTGAATATTTCCACGGATCTTCCGAACCCGTCTGTTCCATTCCGAGTATATATCGTGGTAAAGAAATTGTATCAGCACCATCTTCTAAATGCCAACCAAGTGATTGTGCAACTGGTTTTAATAAATCCCTCGACATACCCTCAGATACTTTATCTCTCTTGTCGTGTACATCTGTTATTGATTTTACAAATATCCATATATTATCAAAGTGATGTCCCATCATATCCACAAAAGTTAAAAATGTTTCATTGTTTGAATCATCTTGAACAAAAGTTGGTAAATGACCTCTCAATAAATTTCTATTTTCACTATCATACTTTGAGGCAGATGCTATTTGTTCATCGTACCAACTCGTGGCAAGAGATTGTGTTGTTCTTGCTAAAACATATGGATCTAAATATGTTCCACTACCACCTCTCTTTGGCCATGCATTTGAATAAATATTACCATATGATGGGGTGGAATATGATGAACTATCGTTCCATAGATATCTTTCATACTTATCAAATGTATTGATAGTTTCACGGCGTTTTCTTTCCCAAGATTGAATTTGTGATAATGAACCACTTATCGGAGTAAATGCTGGATTGCCCGTTGATGATCCAGATACTTGTAAATAAGAACCATTATTTGGATTTGCTACAATTGGAACTACTCCCGTAGAACCACTTCCTAATCCTGCCAAAGATGCACTTCTATCTGTATATTCTTCTATTAACTCTAATTTGTGTTTAAAATTTTTAAGTCTTTTTTCTATTGAACTAAAATGTACAAAGTTAGAATAATCACTATAATCAACATTAATATCTGCACTTAAACTACCACTAATTAATTTATTTTCCAGTTCTTCTTTTAATGCTGTATTAGAAGATGCTAACTTTTCATAATCTTTCCACTCAGTAGTTTTATTTCCTATTGGACTATTTACACTATTAAATTCTGGAGTTCTTAATACTGTTTCACTAACCCATTCATCTATAAAAGGAACTATCTCAATAATTTCTTCAATTGGTGGAATCATTTCCCTAACAACATTAACAAAAGAACCTTGTTCAAAACCATCAGGTAATGGTTCATATAATTTATAAGATATTGCATGTGGATAGTCTGGATAATTTACAATATCAGGTTTAAAATTTACTATAACTTTATAGTTATCAGGTCCTAACCTCACCAATTTACTTAAATTTTCAGTACTATCAGTTGGATATTGTATAAACCATTTATCAAATGTAAAATCATTTTGTAAATCAGACAATGGATAATTTTCTAAATCATGATTAGCTTCAAGAGCCAATTCATCAAATGTCTTAACAAGAGTAATATCATCACCATCTACAAAATCAATTTCTCCCCTTAGTGATCCATATACTGGTTCAGATGTAAATATAGATGAAGTATATTCCACATTAAAATTATTAAATACACTCCAAGACCTAATATTTGCATTATTTGTAGCAACATGATTTAAAGTTTCCGATACTATATCATAACCTTCCTTAATAGTCAAAGTATTTTTATCTAAAACTTCATCAACTTCGGCTACAAAATCACCAAAAACAGGTATTACAGATATTTTTTGTTTATCATCAGTTATTTGAATCTGTGGACTTTCTACCCACAAAATTCCTTCTGGTCCATAATGACCATAAACTACTAACCAAACTGGTTTTGTTAAATCAAATTCTTCAGTTACAATAGCGGAAAAACTAGCATCTTCCCAATCATCAGTAGTTGTTGCTACATATTTCAACCACTCCCTATCATTTGGAACATTTTCTATATTAGTATATGGATTCTCTCCTACTTCACCAAATCCAATATTTCCTTCTTTATCATAATAACGAATACCAATTCTTGCACCTTTACCTATAACATCAGATTTATGTCTCCAAGATATAGTAAGTTGATTATTGGGTAAAACTCCTTGTGCTGCCATAGTGTGTGGTAATTTTTGTAAAAGAGTCATTGGTCTGTGTTGAAGAGTTTGATTGTCTGCAGAAGAATTACCCGTTTTATAATCTCCTGTATAATATTGATTGTTAGGTGAATCAAATTGTGAATTTTGATCAATAAACTTCATACAAGCTTCACCATCACGACCATCACCATCTACCCATTTACCATGATGACCTACCCAACCAGTATGCCAATAATTATCATTAGTATCATCAAAATCAAAATTAAAAAATCCATTCGACCAAAATTCAGGCCATATTGCATCAGTTCTTAATGATGGATCTGGATAATTCCATATATAATCACCAACATCACCGAGTGGATTCCATTCCCAAAGTTGCTGACCTTCTACATCATCTACATTTCCAATCCATACAGAATCAGATAAAATTGGATCCACAACTAAATCGGGATTTATATCCTCAGACTTCCCAAGTGTTTTCCAATTTGAACCAGGAACTTTCCAAACTCCAGGTAAATTTACAGTTATAGTTTCATCAGTTATTGGATTTGTATAAAAGTCTACTCCTGGATCTCCAGTTTTATATACGGCTCCCCTATAATCTATTTTAGATATAAATCCAGCTGGTTGTGTTCCAAGATTTGTAGTATAAAGTTTAAGTTTATGGTCTGTAGTGAAGTTGTACGCAGTATAGGTATTAACTTGTTCTGAGTCTCCACCAACTCCAGACACAATTTCAACTTTAACATCCTCTACCCACAAGATACCTTCAGGTCCAAAATTACCCTTTACAACAACAGTAGAGTCTTTATCTAAATCCCAATTTTCATCTACAATACCAGTATAATTTACTTGTTCCCATTCATCAACAGAAGTACAAGGAATCATTCTATAAAATTCATTATTCTCTCCCCATCCAATTGTACCATCTTTGTTTTGATGTAGGATACCAATTTTTGCACCTTTACCTTCTATATTAGTTTTTTGCCACCAAGAAATTCTTATAAAACTACCTTCCACTATACCCTGTGATGATAATTTATTTGGTAAAAGTGCTCTTATGGCCTGTTCTCTGTGAGCCAATGTACCTTCTGTTCCAGTATTATTTCCTGTTTTATAAAGACCATCATAATCTTCATGGTTTGGTGATAGGAACTGAGAGTTCATATCGATAAACTTCATACAAGTACCGAATTGTCCCTCATCTCGTACCCATTTAGCGTGATGTCCTACCCAACCACTATGCCAAAATAATTCATTTTGTTTATCGACTCTTCCACCCCAATGAAAAGGATTAAACCCATCAGTCCATCCAGGTACAGATACCGCATCTTCATATAAAATTGGATCTGGATAATTCCAAATACCATCTTGAATATTGTTGTTGGGTAGCCACTGCCACACTACATCATTAACATCTTCCGAACTCCATATCCATTTGGAATCTTTAAGTTCTGGATCCATATATTGTTCAGTAACTTCACCGAGGTCTACCCAATTTTTATTTTCTGATTCTATTATTTCCCAAGTACCAGGTAAATCTACTGTTAAACTTCTATTTGCATAATCATCAAAATAATATTCTTTATCTTTATCACCAGTTCTATATTCTTTTCCCTTATAATTTATTTTAGCAAGAAAACCTCTTGGTTCTGTACCTAAATTTGTAGTATAAAGTTTCAATTTATCAGTAGGTTGGAAATCATCAATAATAAAAGTATTCTCTACTTCTGGATTATCAACATCTGAAACTAATGTTATTTTTGGTTCACTTACCCATAAAATCCCTTCGGGACCATAATGTCCTTCTACTCTAAAAAGTGGCCCAATATTTCGAGAACCATATATTGACGAACCCATTCTTGCAAGATCCCAATCCTCTTGTACCTCAAAGATATATTCTGCCTTTTCCCATTCACCTTCCTTTGATACTGGAATAAATTTATCTGTGTTTCCTCTTGTGGTTGCACTTGACCAAAATGGTGCATTTACATCTGCACCCTTTACCCAATATCTTATATGAACTCTTGCACCTTTACCAATCGTATCAGATTTTTGCCACCAAGAAATTTTTAATTTATCACCAACTTTAATTCCCTGTGATTCAAAACTAAATGGTGGTCGTTGGTCAATACCTTGCCAACGATGTATCAATGTAGTTGGATGTCCCGAATTACCAAATCCACTTTTATTACCATACGCATAACCTGATGTATAATCTGATAGTCTATTACCATCTTCATCAAAAAATCTACCATTATATCCTGGATGATTTGGATTTTGAAATTTTGAATTTTGGTCTACAAATTTCATTGCAGGGCCGCCACCTTGTCCTTCACCTTGTACCCACTTGGCTTGATGTCCTAACCAACCAGTTCTCCAATGGTCAAAGTCAGCGGAAGTTCCCCAATTATAATGACTTAATCCAGAACTCCAATCCTCTGGATGTACTGAACGAACATTTAGTGATGGATCTGCATGTTTCCATATTTTAGTATAAATACCACTTGCTGGCTCCCATTCCCATCTTACTCTTCTAAAGTTAGGACCTGTCCATATTACTTGACAATCTTCTAACTCTTTATTCGATACAGCATCTTTCCAAAATTTATTCTTCTTGGGAAATCCATAACTTTTAGTTGGAAGAAATGCTTCTGCACCAAATACATCTGTCATATCCCACCAAACATTTTCATCATCTCTCCAAAATGCCCACCATGCAGCTCTTCGTATATATTGAAACGCTGTTGCATCCCAAATACCGTCTGATGTGATTGAGGTTTCTTGGTCATCATCTGCTTGAAATCTCTCACTTGTATCACCAGTTCTATATATTTGATTATTATAATATACCTTTGCAATAAAACCATTACGACCACCTTTGTTGGTCGTAACAATTCTCAATCTATCACCTGGTTCAAGAGTATCTAAAGACCACTCCTTCGATTCTTTCCATTTTGTATGACTACCAATTTCAATTTCTTCCCCACCAGGAGTTAATCTATATAAAGTATATTCATCATCAACTTGTAATATAATTTTATTTTGTGTTGTATTGTGATAAGGACTTTGTGTAGCATACCACTCACCTGCATCACGCTTATCTCGTATTTCTGCTGCATTAGGATTACTTAATTCTAAATCATCAACTTCTTTTACTTCTTCGGGAATATTATATTCACCTACCAATTCTTCCGTACCATCAGAACCTATTCTATATAATCTGTAAATGTCATTTGAATGTATAGTTGCTATCAATTCATTTGAATCATTATCAATTTCACCATGAAATGTACTTCTATGGAGATTCTTTTCTTCAATCTCAATTTCTGGTGCCATTGAAGATTCAATTGGAATCTCGTCCACAACAGAAACATCTACTGGTAAATCATAACGACCAATTTCTTCTTCTGTACCATCAGGATTGACTTTATTCAATCTATAAATGTCATTTGCCTGTAAGGTTATATTTAAATCAGTAGAATCCGTTAATTCTGAATTATGAAATGGACTCTTATTAAATTCTGTTGGTTCACCACCGTCCCTAACAACTGATGCATCGGGGTTATCAACTGGTATGTCATCTATAATTGTTCTATCTATTTGTATATCAAAATTTTCATCTACAACTATTCCATCTTTAATCGTTATTTTACCTGCTTCTCTATCTCCACCATCAGATGTCATCAAATCTATAAAACCATCTTCATCTCCAGTAAAATTTGCAGATATTGTTTTATCATCTATGAATGTTGCTTGACCAGATGATTGAACTTCAATCTCTTCAGGTCTTTCTTCTGTCATATATGGTGTCGGTAAAGATGTTGGTGAACCAGGTTCACATTGTAAATTCGTATAATATTTACTACCAACAAGTGGTGGTATTTGAGCTATTTCTGCTGGATCTAATTCTTCTTCTTGTATATGTTCTACACCTGCTCCAAGATACCAAGTTAATTTTCCAGTAGCAGTAGCAGGTACAGATATACGACTATATTGATATTCCCAAGTTTTACCATCCACAACTTTCGTATCTAAGATAGTTCCCATACCAACTATAGTTGGACCAGTTAATGTATCAACAAATGCTTTTGCTGAAAAGTGTGCATCTGTACGACCATTCCAATTCTCATCGTGGTGTACCCAACAACTCAATACATAAGTTTCACCAGGAATAACATCAAATGTCATTTCATATTTTACATCGTTTGTTCCACCATTTCCAGCTTCAGGACTAAGTTCTAAACACCATTTACTATTTCCTGGATTTGGAAACTCAACAACTTCAAATGCTGGTACACTATTATTTTCTTGTAATACACCCTCTCCCGAATCAAAATGTCCATTCTTTACAATATTTTCAGATGCCAATACAGAAGTAGTTTCTTGGACAGGAATCATATTGGTTATAACTTCTGGATTTTCAGCGTAATCTATAACAAATGCATCTCTTATAATAAGAGTCCCACCCTTCATCAATTCATTAAGAGATACTTCTTGTCCTTCATTCAATACCCAATTAACTGTAACTTTTTTCCCTGTATCATCAAATGATAATGGTGATTCACCAGCAACATCTGCTTGACATAAACAAGTATATCCTAATAATCTAAACCTTTCATTTGCATCTGGATCATTTACTGCTGGATTTGGTCTTAATCTTACCTCTGTTCTATCACCAGATATATCTTGTAAAAAATATTTATCGTCCTCAACACTAAGTTGTATTCGTTCTCCATTTTCAACTATAGGTGATTCTGGAGTACCAGCAAATATATCACCATCCGTTTCTATAAAATATTGACCTTCCCAAATACTCCTATCTGATTGTTTAATTAAAAGAAGTTTATCAGACCCACCTATCTCTCGTAAAAAATTATATACTATTTTATAAGTTCCTCGTTCATAACCGAGGTCTTTTATGTGTTTACCTGGATTTAATTTTTCTGGTAATGGAGATCGAATTTGTGCAGATGCAAGATAGTTATCATTTAAGTCATATAAACAATATTCAATTATATCTGTTGTTAATGTACCAAATGGTGCAACAGGATCACCTTCATTCAACGATTCGTTTAATTGTACGAACGGTAAATGTTGTTCAGATAATCTTGATAATTTATCAGTTCTTGGATCAAGTGTAAATTGTTTTTTGGCCATTAGAATTCCGTAAATTCTCTATCTATGATATTATTAAGTTCTTCACTTTCAAGGTAATCAAAATAACCATCATCATATTCAATAGTATGTAAATCACCTACCGAATAAACTGTACCATCTGTACCTTGTCCTGGAATAATTTTTTCAAATATGAGAATATTTCCACTATTTATATCTCGCAATACCCCTTCTTCTTTATCCCCACTATCGGTTAAATGAAGTATCATTCTCATATACTTTTGTTCATCTTCTCTTATTAATTCTTGGTAAAATAAATTGTTTTTTAATTCTTCCTTTGAATATGGCATTTTTTATCTCACTACTTTAAATGAATGTTTTTCATCAAAATATTGTATAGTTTCATCGGCAGTTCCACTACCACTAACAACCTTATAATTTATTCTATAAAATCTTTCTGCCTGTAATCCTTTCATCCAAAAATTAAAATAGTTCCCTGTTGAATCACAACTTACTATTGAACCAGTTCCAAATGGAACAACAATTTCTTCGGTATAAGCATCCTTGATTTCATAATAAGTACTACCACTTGGTAAAGTTTTAACTGTTAGATATCCAGTTTGATATTGATCTGTTGAAGAATATGATTTTTCTGGATATCTTTCTCTACCAACCAATCTAAATTTTACTTTTGAGTTTTCCCTATATTCAGGTCGTAATCCTCTCATATAAAGAACCATATCTTCTAAATTGGCAGATGAGAGTGCCGATAATGAGCCCGTATTCCATTTCGAATCATCCCACACAACTTCAAGTTTTGGTTGATAAATCGTATGTGTTTCACGACTAAAAAATTTAAAATGACCATATCGTGTTGTATTACCCTCTTCAACATTTGAATTTGTATTTCCAATACTACCGCTTCTCTTTATCATAAATCCTTCATTTGGAATTGTTCCGTGATGCCATTTCCATATAATATCTGTAACATCCATTCTCAAATCAGTTGGATTGTGATCAAATGATTGAGAACCCTCGTATCCACTACCACTATACCAAGTTCCACCAGAACCTGTAATGTCATTCCATTGAGTTCTTAATGTAGAATTATCTTTATTTCTCCAACTTGCACCATCTTCAATTCCAGGATTTGCACCTTTGTATCCAGAACCCATATGCCAAGATTGACTAACTGGATATGCATATAAACTTTGTGATACATTCAAATCTTCTGAATTTGCATCATATAAATTTAAATAAAATTTTTCCCTTGATCCTGATGTAATTAATCCAGAATTTATTGAATCAGAAATATAAGTTAAATCAAATTTTATAAGTGCACGAGAAACATATATCACAGAACCATCATTATTCATATCTTTTCTAATTTCAAGAATCTCATCAAGTCCAGTATTTAAACTATGACTTTCTTCATATAATGTTGTATCTTTTGTTGCGTATTCGAAATAATGCATTAAATATCTCCCAAGACTCTACCACGAATATCACTATTCGGTGTTTTAATTTCAAATATTGTAGGATCTACAGGTGGATATACAACTCCATTAAAAGTTGCTGCTCTAATATCATATATGTTATTAGAATATCCCTTAGAAGCTCCCCATTTATTAGTAACAACAATTAATTCATCTCTACCCTCTTGTGGTTTAACAACACTAGCAACTCCTTCTATATTTAATAATTCTGCTGCAACATCAACGAGAATTATAGGTTGATTTATTTGCCACCTTTCCACATTAAAATATTGTTTAAGTCGAGTAACACAATTTAATAGTACTTCATTTTTGTTAAACCCTCTCTTAGTAAAAATTGCAAAATCAATACCAACATTACATATCCAAGCATCTTTAATCTGTACAGCGTCTGTCATTAGTCTATATTGATTCAAATATAATTTTATATTTTCCTTAACTGCATTATTTAATCTAATTAATTGTTTATTTTGGTCATATCCCAAACAATACATATTTAGTGCCAATGGATTAGGTTGGAATGTTGGGTCCGATTCATTCTGTCCTGCTGCTGCAACTTGTTCATCTTGTATCATATATACCTTTGCTATATTACCATATTTTGCAGGTAATGAATATACACGAGTTATATAATCATCTTTAGTTACTGCTCTACTTTGTGCTTGAAAATAAGCTGCTGCATTTACTCTAATATTTTCAAGTGTTTCTTCACCACTACCACCAATTGCTGGTTCGGGATTATTCACTCCCAAAGAACTCTTTGTAATGGTTTGTAAATTACTATCTAAATTATACGAATCATCAAAATCAAATCCATTAGTATTTGTAACATTAGTTATACTATTGGCAGTAGTGTTATCATTAACACCCCCACCAAATGCATATTTTATAGTTAATGTAGTATTTCTTGGTGACTCACCATATGTTGCAGTATTTAAAAAATTTGTTGGATCAAAAGATGTGTCAAGATAAGTTGGAGTTCCTGGTAAATTTGAACCTACATTAGTTGGATTTGGAATAATTTCCTCATCAGAATTCGAAGATACTCCAGAACCAAATCTTAATTCCATCTTACCATCAGGTCTAATATAAGTTGTAAATCTTCTTGGTGTCTTTATAAGTTTTAATAAGAATGGTGCAAAATTTCTACCCTCTACCAAATCAGGAGAATTTTTTTCAGTATTTTGAAAATCTGCAAATACCGTATCTTGTGCTAAAAAAGGAACTTCATACCATTTGTTATTCTCACTATCCGTAACAGAAATTATTTCTAAAATTGGAGTTCTTTCGAGTACAATCCTTTTATACTTTTCTGCTGCACCACAAGTTATTTGTTCTGTAATAACATTACCACTAACTGCCCTTACTTGTTTTTTTAACAACCATTTTGTAATTCTACTTTCATCATCTACTTCAAATATATCTTCCTGTCTTGGACTTAATGAACTGGAATCACTAAATACTACATCAGTTGTTGTCCTAAAAACAGTTCCATTTACTGATGTAGCCTGCATTCCAGCTGGTATTGTAAGACAATATTGTTCATTTGGTTGTCTTTTTTCATCTATAACATTATTAGGATCAGCTGGCACAGTTTGAAATACATCAAGTACGACTGAAGATGCAGATGATTGTCTTGGTTTATATCCATACCCTTGTGCTATTTCATATATTGTTTTCTTTTCTTCTGCAAATGCTAACAAACTTTCTTTAAATTGTTCATCTATATAATAAGATAAAACATCACCAACATAAGATGCCATTTCTATAAACATCATACCAGGTGATGCTTCATTAAAATCGTTATATGTATTTGGAAAATAAGTTTGAGCAAAATCTATTAAATTGTCTCTAAAAGAAGCAAAATCCTTATTTAAATATTTTACTTCTTTACTAATACCTGTTGCCATTTAACTTCTCCATTATTTTATTATTCAGATATAAAATCTTAATTCTCCGTAAGAGGTTCACCACCTCCTGTATTCACACCAACTTCTGCAGGTACATAATCTGACCATTGAGAAAAATCAGCCTCAACGGTTTGTGGTGTTGCATCAGTTGTTAAACTGATAGTAAGTGAAACATTAACTTTATTAGAATTATTATCTGAATATAATATCTCTATATCATCAATTATTACATAGGGCATCCAACGAGCAACAACTGATCTAATCTCCTCATCTATAACATCCTTATACCCATCAGTCATTGGTTCAAATAACAACTCGTGTAGTCTTGAACCAAATTCACTCAAATGTACTCTCTCACCAGGAATAGTTTGTAATAACATTTTAAGATTATGTGAAACTTGTTCCCTCAAAGTTTTTGTCTGTGGAAAAAAACCCTCTGTACCTCTTTGTGCAACATCACTTGAACGGGCTGGATCATTTGGATCAAGTGCAGGATTAGAATATGGATCCTGATAATTCAAGGGCAATTGTAATCCTATATAAATATTAGGATTTAAATCCTTTTCTCTTGTTCCCATTATGTTCTCCTTAATTCCCTACTGCTAAATAATTTATTGTTTGGTCACCACTAATATCATCATCTCTATCAATAGTAAATCCCGTTGTTGTAGGTGAAGTTGCTGTTACTGCCCAAGTTTTATTCATTCCATCATCATTTGTAGCTTGTCTATTTACCGTAACTGAGAAAACTGAATTTGGAAATGCAGTTGAAAATTCAATTACATAAGCCTCATCTGAATTTCTTGTATCTGTTCCCCATTGAAGTATTACACCATTTGGTAGATAAGTATATCCATTTGAATCTATTTGACTACTCTTTAATTTTATATCTCCAGTTACTTCTAAATCTTCTTCAATCACTACTTGATCAGATAATGTGGTTTCTCCTTGTACTTCTAAAGTACCTTCCACCACAGAATTACCCTCAACCACCGAATTTTCCTCGATGTGTAAATCTTGTTCTCCAATTACATCACCCTTAACTCTCAAATCAGCATTTGTTTTAGGAAAATTTGGAATTCCAGGTATCGGTGGAATTGGAATTGGTGCTATTATTACACCACCACCGAGTATTGTTGGTCCCATTACATTTAAACCCAATCCAATATTATGGATTCCAGTTGTATTTGCATTTTTTCTAACAAACAAATTACCCTTTAAATCAGAATTCTTACCAATTGTTAGTTTCTTATCAACAACAAGACTTTCTTTAATCTTCTCATTCTTTTCAACTTGAACATTACCTTTAACCAAAGTATTTTTAAGTACAGTTAAATTTCCACCAATTTGTGTATTCTTCTTGACCATCAAATTTTCATCTATCGTACCATCCAATTTAACAAGAAGATTTTCATCTATTGTCGTATCTTTATTAACTAATAAATTACGATTTATAGTTACATTTTTTTTGACAAGAAGATTACTATGTATCTCACCATCACCAATGACAATTAAATTTTTCTTTATATTATTATTCCCATCGATAATAACATTGTTACCTACATTAACATCACTTTTTACTTCTAAATTTTTATCAATAGAAATCTTTTTAAATTTGAAAACAATATTCAAATTATCAAAAATCTTTTTTAGAAGTTTTAATTTCTGTCCACGATCTTTATTTGCCCCACCAAAAGTTTTATGTTTTTTTAGTAGTCTCATTAACTTAGTCAATTTTGTCTGTGGCGGTTCAACTTGTGCCACATTTAATTGACCTTTATCAGTCAATGACAAATTTCCCGGCATCGACTCTGGCTCCAAAAAAGATTTATTACTAAGACTTTTTATTGGATCCATTCCAGTTAAATAAGAATGAATTGCATCAGCTTCTTTTTGTGCTAATGTAGAGTTTTTCTTACGCTCTCTTTTTTTAGCCTCCGAATCTAAATCCTTGTAAATGTCATCATTTCTAATTTTTTCAAGTTTATATTTTAGAAATTGTTTATCTAACGCCATTATTTACCTCTTATGGACGATAGTTCGTTCCACCACCTTTTTTCTGTTCAATTGCTTTCATTACTTTAGAATAATCTTTTGTTAATGCGTTTTGAACATGGTCAGGAACTTGATCAACATTTACACCAGCCTTCTTTATAGAATCAACTGCTGCTATTTCTCGTTTCTTTTCTTTTAGAGTTTCTGGATTACCATATCCCGATTCCCTAACGAGTATATCATTTATCTTACTACTATCATAGATTCCACCACCCATAGTTTCATATCCACCACTTTCTCCTTGTGGAACTCCACCAACGGTTTCATTCAGAACTTTATTAAGTGCTTCATTCGAAGTATAATTCACTTCCTCTTTAGGTTTCTGAATTGGTTTCGGTTTTGGAGTTGAAAC